GGTGCGCGAACTCAATCCCGGCTTAAATCTATAGGGCGAAGCGGAGGAAGGGCGATGGCTGAGACACGGACGGCGATGATCGACGTTGCGCCGGAACTTCTGACACAGGCTACCGCCTTGTTCGAGGCGCATGGTCTAGAGATCATCGGGAGTGGCGAACCGTTAATGCCCCCCGACCGCGACGTTGTGAGGGTAATTGTGCGCGGGGATATGCTGCCGGAGGAGTGCATAAATAGCATCCGCATGGTGCGGCCTATTTTCCGGCAAGAGACAAAGGATGGTGTGCGGACAACTACCATCGAGGAGATCAAGGTTCTCGATGTTCCGCGAGAGGAATTGTCGATCCACTCAAGCGGCCCTGTGTCTGCTTCGAGCATCGCGGAATTGCGCGAGCGGTCCCGCGCGTCCGCAAAGGCCGTACGCCCCGAGCCGGGAGGGAAGTGGCGATGACGGACGAAATTGATCGCTGGTGGCATGGCCCTGCGTTTGCGGTGCTGTTTTTTGGCCCGGTCGCATTTTTCTTTTGGGGTATCGAGCAACTACTGAATGCCTACGCAGCACCGATGCTGGCCTGTATCAACACCTGACGGTGCGTTGAGCAATCGTCCCCGTCCTGCCCCTATGAGGGCATGGGTGAAGTCGTCGAACTCGATGTCGTGACCCGGCTCGACATTCCGGCCGAGCGCGTTCTGAGGCAAGCCACCGAAGATAATTTGGAAAGCGCCGTCGTCATCGGCTATCGGGACGGCGAGTTCTACTTTGCCTCGTCGCTGGCCGATGGCGGCGATGTGCTGTGGCTGCTGGAACTGGCGAAGCGGAAGCTGTTCGAGACAGCCGACGAAATATCCGGGGAATGACGGTGAACCTCGCCGTCAAACCCCGGCCCCTCCCGCAAGTCCAGTTCATGCCGGACGGCCGGCGCATATTCGAGCTTGCGGGCGGCACGCAACTCGAAAAATTCTTCATGGACCGGGCGCATGTGTCCGGCATTCGCGGGCCGATCGGCTCGGCCAAGACCGCGACTGCATTCCAGAAAGTATGGCAGATCGCGTGCGAGCAGGCGCCGAGCCCGAGCGACGGGCTGCGCAAGACCCGCTGGGGTTTCATACGAAACACTTACGGCGAGCTCGAAGGAACGACGGTCAAGGATTTCCTTGAGCAGTTCCCGCCCGAGCAGTACGGCGAAATGTATTACTCGCGCCCGCTTGAGTTTCACATGAGCCTCGCCGACGTGCGCTGCGAGATCGTGTTCATGGCGCTCGACCGCGCCGACGACATCAAGAAAATCCGCTCGACGCAGTTCACCGGGTTTTTCCTCCACGAAATGCAATATCTGCCGAAGGAGATTTTCGACGAGTGCGAAAGCCGCACCGGACGATACCCCGGTCCCGCCGACGGCTTTGCGACCTGGGACGGCGTGATCTTCGACATGAACGAACCGGGCGAGGATCATTGGCTCCTGCCCATGACCGGAGAAGTGCCCTATCCCGAGGGGCTGCTTCCGTCCGAACAGATCCGATGGCCGAAGGACTGGCGCTACTATGTGCAGCCGCCCGCGCTGATCGAAGTGTTCAACCCGGATGGGAAAACGATCCACGGCTACCGCATCAATCCGAAGGCGGAAAATCTCAAGTGGCTCAAGCCGGACTATTATCCCAACAAGATCAAGGGCAAGGAAAAGGCGTGGATCGACTCGCGGCTGATGAACCGGATTTCGGTTTGGGTCGATGGCAAGCCGGTGTGGCCGCAGTTCAATACCGAAACGCACGTCGCGAACACGGCGCTCAAGGCGACGCCCGGTTATCCGATCCTGATGGGCATGGATTTCGGCAGATCGCCCGCGGTGGTGTTCGGGCAACTGATCGGCAATCGCTGGTATCTCCTCGACGAACTCTGCGCCTACGACATCGACACGACCGACTTCGCGCCGATGGTCAAGCGCAAGCTCGACTCCAAGTTTCCCGGATACGAGTTTCGCATCTGGGGCGATCCGAAGGGCGCGGACAAAACCCAGAACTCTACGCGCACGAGCTACGACATCATGGCGAGCTTCGGCTTTCGCGTTGATGCTGCCCCATGCGGCGACAACGATCTCGTCATCCGGCTTGGCGCTGTGAACTCCGTGCTCAAAGGAATGCAGGACGGAGCGCCAAGGCTGATCCTGTGCCCCGAGCACTGCCGCACGCTCAAGGTCGCGATGGCGGGCAAGTATCATTTCCGCCGGCAGAAAATGGCGGGCGGCTACGAGGAAAAGCCCTACAAGGACCGCTACTCGAATATCGCCGACGCATTGCAATATCTCATGGTCGGCGAAGGCGAGGGCAATACGATGGTCGGCCGCCCGGCGGGGTCGCGCGGGAAAGTCGTGCGGCTCCATCGCGCGGGCGGGCATCGGTTTTCCGGCGCGCGAAAGCCGTTTTCGTGAACACGATCCACGCCCATGCAGGCGTCGAGCCGAAGGAATGGCTGATCCTGTTTCATCGGACGAGCACACCGTGGGTATCGAGAATCTGCTGGGGCGAGTTCAAGCATGTTTCGGCTCTCGCGCATGTGCCGTCGGCCGGAGCATGGGTATCGCTCTCATGGGAATTGGGCCGGACCCGCGTATCGCTGATCGCGGACGGCGAGGATTTCAAGGTCTGGTTCGCCGCTGCCTCCGCCGATGCCGACATGCTGCGGATGAAAGCACCGCCGTTCGATCTCGGTAGCTGGCGCCCGCGTATCGGACTCACATGCGTTTCGGCGGTGAAGCATCTGCTCGGCATATCCGGCGGTGCGTTGCGTCCAAGTAGCCTGTGGCGTCTCCTGATTGCGCATGGAGCGGAGATCGTAACTCATGGGCAACCTGTTCGCGCCGAAGGTGGACGTACCGAAACCGTCGGCGTCTGAGCAAGCGGCCGGAGAGGCCGCAGACCGCGAGCGCATCGAGGCCACCCGCGAACAGGCCCGCAAGCGCACCGAGCAACTGATGCGCCTGTTCGGGTCGAGATCGAGCCTCGGGTTTGGCAATAAGGGCTTCTGATGGCCGTCCCCGCGCTCAAGCTGTCCCCCGCGCGGCAGGAGGAGGAAGCGCGCGAAAAGCGTCAGGCGGAGGCGCTTGAACGATTGGCCGACGCGCGTCGAGAAAAAACCTCGGTCGTCAACGATCACCAGAACGCCTATTACTACACGCACCCGCGCCGTATCCGCAGGCAGGACTCAACGAGCACGAGCGCGCAGAAACCCGGCGACGACCGGCAACTGCAAACGTCGTTCGGCAGCGAAGTCGTTGACGACTACATGACCATGCTCATCGAGACGTTCACGCCACGGGAGGGACCGTGGGCGGAGCGCAAGATGCCGACCGAGCCCGACGAGGACGGGCAGGAGCATCCCGAAGTCGAGAGTTTGAACAAACTCATCCAGGCCGAGGACGCCAAGATTTTCGACCTCATCAAGGCGTCGAACTATTATTCCGAGAAGGCCAAGGCTGGCGTGCCTGACGCAGCGATCGGAGTCGTGGCGCTTCTGATTAAAAACCCCGGCCGCGGCCAGCCGATCCAGTGCCTCGGCGTTCCCATTCGCGAACTCGACATGGACATGGGGCCGGACGGCAGGATTGATTTCCGCTCGATCACTCGCCCGTCCAAGTGGCGGCATATCCCCGCGCTACTCGGCAAGGAGATCGTCGCTAAACTGCCGGACGAACAGGCCAGCAAACTCAGGGAAAAGAAAAACGACGCGGTTACGGTCGTCTGGGCGTGGTGGCGGAATTGGGAAAACTTCGGCGACGTGGAGTGGCAGCATGTGGTGCTGCTCGATAATAAGCTCGTGCATGAGGCGACGTTCTCGGGCGACGGCTCTTGCCCGCTCGTTGTGGGGCGCTTCGGGGCGACGCCGGACTTCGCTTGGCCCGACGGTCCGCTCCTCAAGTCGCTGCCGGACCTCGTGCAACTCGACGAGATCAGCGGCGCGCTGATCGAAAATATCGACTTCACGCTGCGCCCGCCGAAGGCGTACGAGGACGACGGCACGATCAACATTCCCGTGGACGGTATCGAGCCCGGCATGTTGCTGCCGAAACGCCCTTCGGGAGGGCAGACCGCATTCGAGGACATCTACGAACCGCGCCCGGTCGAGGCCGCGCTGTTCGACGTGGACCGGCTTGAGCATCGCATCCGGCGTTTGCACTATGTCGATTTTCCAGAACAACGCGGCAAGACGCCGCCGACCGCGACGCAGTGGGTGGACGAACTCACGATGCGCCAGCGCCGCATCGGCACGCCCGGATATGCGTTCTGGCGCGAGGAGCCTTACGAGACGTTCCAGCGATTCCGCTATCTCGGCGAGCGCCGCGGTAGCGTGACGCCGCTCGTGGCTCTTGGCGTGCCATCCAACCTAGCGCTCAATCCGTACAATCCAGCCGAACGCGCGCAGGACAGCCAGGACATCGCGACCGCCGTTCGCTTCGGAGAAATCGGCATCGGCATGTTCCCGCAGACATGGCAGGTCGCCGTCGATGAAATGAAGTCGCTGAAAAACCTACAGGCGAAAACGCGCGACAAGATTTTCGTTTTCCGCAGTGAAGGCGAAGTGAAGGAGCGCATTGCATTGCTCGGGCAACTCGGCACCGATCTTGTTGGAAACGGCGGTGCGCCGGGCGGCGGAGAACCGCAATGAGCGAAGTAAATCCGCGCGAGGAAGAAACAAAAGCCCTCTCCCGCATCGCCGGAACGCATGACGGAAAGCTGCTGCTGCGGAAGCTCTATCGCGTGCTGGAAGATGTTATCGCGCCGTCCGCTGACCACGGGGCGTTGTACGAAAATTTGGGTCGCCGCAGGTTTGCTCAGGAACTCCTTCGAGAGCTTGAGCAGGATCATGGAATCCAGCGCGAACCGAGCGACCCTAGGCCAGCCCCAAACGAGCGCGGCCAATCCGTTGTCTCCATCCGGGGGCGAGGCGCACGCCGTCCAATCCAGCCCGGCGAAACGGACGCCAAGGCATAGGGCCGATTTGGTCCGCGCCTATCTGCTAAAATATCTTCGGTATGAGCCTGAAACAGGCCGACTGGTCTGGCGCGTTGCGCGCGGCGGTCGCGTTCCGGGCGATCGCGCTGGGACCAAATCAAAAGGCAAGCGATCAAAGGCATACCGCGTGTTCAAGGTTTTTGGGCGCGGCTATACGATCTCGCACCTGATCTGGCTCTACGTCACAGGCTCTTGGCCGACGAATGAAATCGACCACAAGGACGGCGATACGCTCAATGATCGCTGGGACAATCTCCGCCCCGCTACGCGCGTGCAGCAGGAAGCAAACCGGGGCGCAAGGGCAAACAACAAGCTCGGCGTCAAGGGAGTTGTTTTCGACAAAAATAGGTACTGCGCCTACATCTATCGCCGCCGAAAAAAGCGGTTTATTGGCGGCTTCGACACGCTCAAAGAAGCAGCCTCCGCATACGAGGCGGAAGCCAGAAAATACGACGGCGAATTTTTCAAAATAGATCGCGTCAAAGGACGGTGCGTTGCTCAGTCTCCGGC